ACTGTGTTTCCGAAACGGTGGGGCAATATAGAGATGCGGTTGCCCGAAACTCAAATCCGGCGTAATGTTCGTGACCCCTGTAAAGCCAATCGTATCATCGTCACACATGACCATCAGAAAGATGGCCCGTTTGCTGGAAACTGCCTGTAACAGCGTGTTCATCGCTAGCGTACACGCCAGTTCGTCTGGTAGTGACGCGCCCATGAACGACTCGAATCCAGCCCTGTCCTTCTGATACCACTGCAACACTCGCGGGGGATCACCGACCGTATAGTCCCTGAGTGAAATCTCTGACATCTATACACATGAAAGTATACAAAGTCATTGGCTCGTCTGAAAGCTAATCATGCCACGAATGTCCACATTGTTCGTGATGCTTGACGGCCATGAGGCATGATCCGTGCGATAACAATAGAGTTTATCGGTGCCCCCGGTGGTGACGTATCCTTCCGTATCGACCGATCCTTTGATGATCAGCGGTCCCGTGAAGGTCGTCGCAATGGCTTTCAGCCCCTTCGGTATCTGAATCCGTAGCTCGTTGCCCATGCCGGAGCCTGTCGTCGTGTCTTCGAGAAAGAAGTTGATCGTCACAAACTGTCCCATTTTGATGTACTGAAATAGCTTCTGATCTGCCGACGCGACGGTCCAGGTGCCCGAATTGGCGGTGAAATTCCCGGCGGCGAATGCTGCGCTGTGCCATCCTCGCTCCTGTTGAATCCGTTGCACTCGTCGCCTGGTGTCAAGCGAGGCAAAATAGAGGGACCGCACGGACTTCTCCGTCACGCTCCCAGACTCCTCCCGTATTCGCGCAAAGTCAGGAACCGGAAAGTCGAGAGGGATGTTTGAACGAGCCATTAGCGTCCATATCTCCGACGCACAGACTCGACGGCCTTGGAAACAACTCCCGGTTTCGATAATTCCTTTCGTTGGACTTCGAGTTCTTCTTCAAGCGAGCGACCGGCCTTCTCTGCTGATTCTTTTAACACCTGATCTCCATAGATCCTCATCATTGTTTCGATGTCTCGTATAACCCCAGGAGGTCCTGGCGATACAGACGAATATTCCCCCTCATTTAGTCGAGAATTCGACCTATATCCAGCTTGAAATAATTTCTTGTTTATAACATCTCGAATTCTATCAGCCTTGTCAGCAGCATCCTCTTGACCCTCCCCCCATGCAAGTTCATCTAGCGTGTCCAACATGGAGCCAGGTTCAGGCCAATTGCCAACTTCATCTCCACTACGGATAGACCTCTCTGAAATGCCAATTTCTCGTAATGCCTGTGGTATATCAACAGCGGTCTGAATAGGATTCGTAAAAAATCCGCGACGACTGACATTTGCTGGCTTATCACTAAGCACAACATCCCTGAGAGTATTTGATGGAGCGGTCGATTGTGGATTAGCCTTAAAGAGTCCACGAAATCGACGAAGAATGTTGGGAAGATTTTTACCTAAACGCAGAACATTTAGAACACTTCCGGGTCCAAGCGGCATCCCACCGTACTCACGAGTTTCGGACGACGACAGCATGTTGATAATCTGCTCATCCGTTAAGTTCCCGTAATCTACAGGCGGCTCCGTAGTTTGACGAACAAGAGAAGGTCTTCTGGGTCCGTTAGCCATCTAGTGTTCCATTATAACGACGGACTGGCTTTTACCGCCAGAATCGCCCCGACCATTGAACCAGTCGCATAGGGAGCAAATCCCCACGGCACCTGTTCAATCGCCGCAATGACATTGGTATACCAGAAGCAGCCAATCAGGAAACTCCCACAGGCAATCCGGCGAATCTCGCCCAACTGAATCGCCCGTGTTTGCCATGATACCAGCCCAACCATAATCAACCCACGCACAAACAACAGCAGATAGCTACTCATGGGGTTCTCCATAAAGAAACGCATAGGCATCAGCGGCAGATTTGCCCTCAACGGCCATTTGCCGCAACTGGTCTTTGGCTGTTTTGTAATAGACCGGCAAATCCAGCAGTTCTTCTTCCAGATTCTTGAGTGCCCCCGGCTTCATCCAGAGTTCTCCGCCATGTTCCTGTTGCCCTTGATGGTATTTGCGAGTCATCACCCGCTGAAGCCAGCGCACAATCGAGTCAACATGCTCCGTGGGTGTCTTAAATCGAAACACCAACAATCTCTTTGTCACGCATCCACCTTTCGTTCCTGATATTGATCATAAATGGCTTGCACTTCTTTATGGCCGAGTTGCCGAATCAGCATCGTCGTATATCGCCGCACCGTGCGCTCCGACCACGTCGGCCGCACATAATGACAGAGTTCGTGAATCAGCGTGGACACAATCGCCGGGGCTTCATTGATAGTGATTTCTGTGCCCTGCTGTGTCCCGTGCAGGAAGTAGTTCTTTTTTCGGCTTGGATCAATAAGATATTTCTGCGTAATCTGCACATCCCCAAGAGCGGCGAGGATATCCACAAGGAGAGGATTGCGTTTATTCACTCGACATCAAACCAGTGCATCCCAACCGAATTTAAGTCAACCTTCCCATTCTCTGACTCATACCACACATACCCCCGCTTTTGAGGACGACCCCCAATCCGTGGTTTCGTTTGATAGCCCTGGGTTTGACACAGGCACCCGCATTCAACAAGCAACTGGTTGCCACGCCACGGGAGCTTCGAGAGTTGATGGGTATGCCCCATCACAATGAGCTTATACGTCTCAAGGCCAAGGCTGAGTTCGTTATCAAGCAGCCAGTCTTCCAGTTTGCGAAGCGCACCACCTGGAATCGTGCTGAATTTTTCTGGATGCCCAATCCAGACATCACCATGCGTCGTAAACCAGTCAATCTGGTGCCCGGACGGCGTTTCATGTCGGGCAATGGTGACGTTCGGGTATTGCTTGGCAAGCGCGGTCAACGGACAGAGCAAGCCGCCCGTCATATACCGAATCGCGTCAACCATATCTGAGGTCAATCGTTCTCGCAGCCGTTTTTCAAGACGGGCATCGTGATTCCCAATGATGATTTCAACCGAATGGAAACTCCGACTGAGCGCGTCAATGACCTGTGTGACAGACGCCCATTCCTCGCTAAAGCCGACATGCTCATATTTCGTGAACGTCGAAAAGGCATACGCATCAGAGATGTCCCCCACACAGATAGCCTTGGTGGAGCGCGGTCCTTCACGGTGGCAAATATGTGCCAGCATGTCGGGTTCGTGGAACGGCGCATGGATATCTGGAATAATGACGACGCGATCTCGACCTTTGGGTTTCTTGGGAGCAACCTCTTTCCGCTGTTTCATACGACCAATACAGCGATCCCATTGTTTTTGGGCTTCCTCGTAGCTAGCGAGTGGTTCTCGAATGGGTGGCGAGGCAGCAGCGACCTCGGCCTGTTTGACAGCCTGACGTGTGTCGCGCTCCTCAGATAGACGCTTAAAGTGGCAGGTCCGACACCGTGAAGAGTGGGGACTAATGCCGACTTTTCCGCAATCGACACAGATTTTGACTTTAGCAATAGAGTTGATGCCTTTTCGTGCGTAATAGCACGACCGACATCGCTGCACTTTTGACGTAGAGACAGGATTCTTCTTACAAATAGGGCATAGTTTCACCATACCAGTCACTCACAGGAGTTCTCACCCCTGCAATCTCCTTGTTGCCCCTGGAAGTAACTGATACCCGAGCGTCATACCTTCGAGGCTCCATGATCCGTTCTGGGAATCATCGCTGATCCGAATCCGGCACCCCACAGCCTGAATAAAATCTCCGTTGGTGCCTTCCATGTTGATAATGGTCTGCACAGAATCAAAGGGAATCGTGATATTGGACGCATCGTCAGTGTCAATCCCGTTCCCATCTGACGTGATCAACTGAAGACCAAGCGGCTCAAGGGCCTTACTGGCCCCGCCTCGCGCTACTGATTCATCTGACGCGCTCCCCGTCATCCATTCCACAGTTAACGTGACATCAGAATCCGCTTCTGCGACGAGATCCAACCACCGAAAGCGTTTGACGTACGCCATCGTCTGCTGTGGTTCACGCACATTCCACGAATTGTCTGTGCCGTAGATGACCTTTGTAATCCACCGCGCCGGAATGTTTGAGCCGTCAAAACTATCCCCATCAAAAAACTCGTAACAGAACCCCCCTTTGGCGGTCTGGGCTTCTCCTGTGAGAATAATCTGTGTATCACTGGAGGTTTCAACCGTGGTAGACGCCGACATCGGCATATCCGGCCAGATGTACCACACGCCCCATCGGTAGTTCCAGACCACCGCCTGAGATGGTTCTGCCTGATCACCCGATTCAGTCGGACCTGACCAGAACCAGACCACATGCCCATTTTCAATGTCATGCACCGCATGGGTCTTGTCACGCTGTGCATACAACATGGTTTTCAGCGTTTCTTTCACAGGCGTCGAGATCACAATATCGTTATTGCCGTCAAACAGCCGAATGTCACCCAGGGGAGTAAAATACGACAGCATGACGCGGCTCGTAGACACCTGATTGCCTGACGCATCGGTATAAATCGCTCCGGCTGGCACTCTGATAATCGACCGATTCGATGAGGTGCCAACCACGGCATTGGACTTCGTGCGTGTCCAATCCATTAAGTCTGAGACTATTTGCCCTGTTCCGGTAACGGTCCAGATGGATCGTTCACAGAACACGACCAACGCACCCTCGAAGTCCCCCACGATCCCGGTAACCACGTCCCCGACTGAGGTTTGATCGGTGAAATCGAGGTAGTTATTGACTCCCACCTGATCCGGCTTCCCCGGATCGGACCAAAAGACACGGCGGGGATTAGTGTCGGTGCGTCCCCACCAGAGGCGTTGTTTGTGTGGCTCACAGAAGTAACTCCCGGTTGGTGGGGCATCCCCATGTTCTGCAATTAAGCGGTTTTCAAGGATGTCCAGATCGGACGCATTGTCGGTATAGCTCGTCGTCGTGCGTCCATCAATAAACGTCACAAAGTAGTAATTTGTGCCAGTGCCGGTCGTGCGATACAGTTCGTAGCCGGTAATGTCGGTATCTGAATCCGCCGTCCATGACAGATCGGCCTGTTCATCCTGTAACTGAATGACATTGGAGGTCACACTTCCTGCGGATCGCACCTCTGCGGCGTCCACGCTGACCATCTTCCACGTATAGGAGCCGTTCAGTTGTCCGGTGGCCGTATTGACCGCCGCCGTAATGGTGGGAGATTTCCCGCTAGCTCCGGCAGTCGCCAATGATGACCCGTTCCAGACCCGTGGAGCTACGACCCCATTGGCAAAGAACAGATTGTTATCGACCTGCGCGAAATCTGGAATTGAACCAATCGACCCGCTGCCTAAATCAACAATAAACGTCCACGACGCCCCGTCATTGGTGCTATACCAGAGTTCATACTCATTCGCGGCCGCCTCGAACACCCCAAGGAGTTGTCGCGTAAAACTACTCCCTGTTTGCCGATAGGCGCGAAGGGCACGCAGTCGCGTGGCCGCACTTCCTGTATTGGTCGTGACCGCAGAGCTATTCTGTTTGCTATAGCCGTCGATTTTCTTGGCCCGTCCGAGCTTATCAATCCACAGATTCCGGGAACCACTGGAGGAATAAATAGACGGCAACGCCACCGAATGAATCCCCTCCTGGGTGCCCAGAAAGACCGAGAACACCTGCGTTTGAATCGGATAGGCCATTAGTCGTCCGAGTCATCTCCGCGAATATCGTCCACCACCGCCGCGAGCTTGGCGTGTGCGTTCCTGAGTGCGACTTCGGCGTCCACCACGGCTCCTACGGCCTCAGAGAGCGTCTGGTCGTCAAGCAGGTCACGATTCGTGGCGTCTTCCGCAATCGTAAGCAGCGTTCCGGTGAGATCAATCGCTCGTTGACGCTTGGTTGTGCTTGGCTGATCGATTACGACATCTTCAACAACCTGAATCGACGTAGAAATCGCCTTGAGGATAGCTCCTGCTGGTCCCCCAATAAGCGGCACGAACGGTACGAGTCCTTTAAGCACGCCCCCAATTTTTCGCCACGGCAGTCCCATATCTAGATCCTTTCAGCGTGTGGCCCCGGCGGAGAGATCGAACGCGGCCCCATGCTCTAAGAGAATTTTACCCCGTTTTCTGGCATTGTCGAGCGTGCGCGTCGGCCTCCACGGTTGCCCCGCATAGACATCGGGAATGGAATGCTCTCCCACCGCATTGGTGTGCCGCTCAAGTCGTCCAGCGGCTTGCCAGTTTGCCATTCGCATCGAGTTTTCAGACACAAACCCTGCGGCCCCGTCATAGGAATGATTGCCCCCGGTGACGCGATCCTCTGCTCGATTCTGACCGCCGGTCGGGGTGTCAAATCCCGTTTGAAGCAACGAAATCACATCCCCACCCACCCCGGCAAAATCATCCACGGGAATCTGCTCCAAGGCCCGTTCGTGACACGCAAGGGGAAGCTGTGGGGCACCGGCACGCATGGCTCGAAAGAAGTCGTTCCGCTTTTTCATGTCCGATCCGCCATACACATCACCTAATTCCCGCATCGGCACCGCAAAATTACAGAGGTCGCGCACCATCTCAGCCGTCGCTTTCAACCTGTCACAGGCTTTTGTGTGACTTGTGCCAAGCTGCTGATAGAAAAACTCCTGACTCATCAACCACGCAATCGGGGCTTTTCCGTGACGGTAAATCACGCGCTCGAAGACTTCACGCACCCGATCCTCGTTCTTGAGGGCATCAAATGTTGTTTCTTCCATTTCGGGGCGAATCCCGGTCGAGCAGCAGATAATGACATGGGTAGAATGGGTGGCAATTTCTTCCTGCCTGAGATAGCGATCAATCTTGTCGTTTCCCCACGTCATCATGCGCTGTGACGCCAGCCAGAACTCACGATTTCCAGGGTAGAGCCACGTTGCGGTCGCGGTATGCCAGTCATGCGACAGGCCATCCTGTATGTCTTGGGGCGGATCAATCTCGTCAACAGCGTATTCGTCCCGTAACCACGCTTCATAATCACCAAGTGTGGGGCATTTAATGGCTTCCCCATACCAGAGACTCGCGCCAAGTAGCCATCGGGCATGACCGAGTTCTGGATCGGTCGGCGCACGCCCCATGACGCCGCAAAATACCGTCGCAATATCGTCACTGGCATCACCACAGAGCGACTTCCATAAGCCCTGCCCGTGATGACCGGGACCATTCATATTGATGCCGGTGAATCGCTGATGGTCGTTGGGCACGGTTAGAGTTTGGCTTTGATGGCTGTGAGAACTTGATTTGTGACATCCTCACCCGCGACACCCGACAGGACTTCGACAATAGACACCGAGACAACATCAGTGGTCAGGAGTGTTTGTGCGGTCGCTGTCTGATCAGCCTCCTGTGCTGCATCAGCAGCAGCTTCGCTGACCGCCGCAATTTCTGCTGATGTGGGCTGCGCCCCATAGCTGGCATCGGGTGGAGTCCATGAC